ACACGCTTTCCAAACTCTTCAAGACTGCCTCTTACTCCAGCAACTTCTTCTGCTACTGTGGCGTGACCCTTTTTAAGGTCTGCAATCTCTTCATTTAGTGACTTAATTGTTGAAACAAGTTCACTCACTGCCTCTGTTACTGAAACCTTAATTTCGTCAACAGCTTTTACAAGCTCAGAATCGGTTGTATCTTCTGCAATAACAGACTTCTCAACTTCAACTTCATCAGAAGCAACTTCTTCTGCAACTTCTTCTGCAGGTGCTTCTTCTGGATCAGCAGACTTAGCTACTGTTTCCTCAACAGCGTCAACTGCGTCAACTGACTTTTCTACGGTTTCTTCGGCAGGAGCTTCATTAACAGCTTCTTCAGCTGCAACTTCTTCAACGGTCTCTTCTACTACTGTATTATCTTCTGACACGTTGTTCTCCTCCTCTATATTGTTTTTAACAATTGACGCATTATTGTCAATCGCTGATTCAAGCGTTTCGCCTGAAGTTTGTGGGGTTTCGGAAACATCTTCAGATTTAGCAAGGTCTGTAGAACCAATAAACTTATTTAAAATTGATTTAACTGTCATAGCTTTTTCTGTATCCTTTGTCTCAACAAAACCAATATTTTTCATACTGACTTCACATGATGGGCAACTTGAATCATCAACTTCTGAAAGTCTGACGATACCGTCATTCTCACACCAGTAGACATTTTCAAGATCTGCTTTTGCAATTATACCATCAATTTGTTCGTCCTTATTAACTTTCTGAATTGACACGACATTTGCAAATTGATTTGCTGGATTATCTACTAAAGATAATTCATGGAGTTCATAATCTTTAACAATTCTAATTGTCTTATCAATATTTTCATCCCAGCTATTTTCTGAATCTTTGATTACTCCACCAATGGAAAAGCCTGAGAGAGTGCCATCAAGAACTTTTTCCCAAGTATCCTGAGCACCCTTAGAAATATATGCATCTACATAGACACCATTATAAAGTTTGTCTGTATTCTTATCAAAGAATTTTTCTTGTCTAAAATTAACAACCTTGCCAACTGCAATAGCTTGATGCATTTCTCTTAGGTTGCCACGGAATGTTTCAAAGGCTTTTATACTAACATTAGTAGGAACAATATCTGCTTGCTTGTCAATGTTATCAAGCGTAGCAAATCCAGAAACGATTCTACGCTCTACATCTACTTTAGCGATTGGCATTGATAACTTGATATCATCGTTATCTGATGTCCAATAAGCCTTGCTTAAATTAGTCATGTTATTCCTATTATATATGTATTTTTTTATATTTTATAATATTGTTATATTATACTACAGATCTTCCTTCGCCACCAGGATTTCTTCCTGTAGTGGTTGAAGTAGAATCAGATGCCTGATCAGTTCTTTGCTGATCTCTTTGTCTTGTTCCAGACATTTGAGCATTCTGTTCTGCACGTTGTTGAGGGGTCATAACTACTGGAGTGTCTCCTTGTGGAACTACTGGGAGTCCAAGTCTAGGTCTGATATCATTTGGAACAACAACCTGTGCTCTTAGATATCTTTCATCAATTTGACTTTGAGTATTTTCATCAGTCAAAGTTAGTTCATTAAACTTTAGCAAAAGAATGTCTGTTTTTTCTTTAATAAGTTTATTGATTGTTTTTTCTAAATTCTTTTGAGACGGTCTTGCAACCTGCTCTTTGAAAGTTCTATCTGAAACAAGTGCAGATGCAATTGAACTGCCAGGGTCTGATCCAACTTTTGAAATTGGAACCTGATGTGCCATAAGAATGTCGTGAACATTTGAAGTTCTGTATTTATCAAACGAGCCTTCTTGAATTCCATTTTCAACTGGCTCCATTTTAAATTCAACCTTGTTGTCTGGACCATCTCCAGGAAGTGGGATATAAAGTGTTCTATGGTTTTGTCCACGAAGACCAGACTGTAGGAATCTAAACAGCTTATCTTCTGCTTCTGAACTTAGCTTTGCACCCTTTAATGTAACAATATATCTTGGCACTGCTTTATTCTCAAAATAATCAATGTTGTATCTTGCAGCAAGTTGATCTCCAACTACTGATGTTGCAGCAGAAACAACATCTGGAACTCCGTAGTATGTGTTCTTAGGGCTGTACTTTTTAATATGAATAAGTTCATTTGGTCTCTGATCTGCTGTTACAGGATTTATTGTTTTTTTGTCTTGAAAGTTTTTAAAGTAAACTACTCTTTGATTTACAATCTGTACATAGCCATCACGCATACGTCTTACACGAACTGTTGTAGCAGGAATATGACCAATATATCCAATCTCTCCAGTATTCTTTCTTCCAATTTCAATATATCCGTTACCAGTTGCTTCATAATCCGTCATTGCTTTTTCAAGGACGTGGGTAAAGGTATCTTCATCATTTAGTTCTTCAAGCCAATTTGCAAGTTCAGACTTTGCTCTTTCAACTTTTCTTTGGGCTCTAACTCTTTGATTTGTATCTTCAATCTCTTCTATTCTTGCTTTAACAATGTCAGACATTATGAAACCGTACCCAAGACCAACGGTGTTTGCAACCTTTGCATTAATTGCAGCATGGTTTGCAAAAGAGTTATCAAAAAAGAACGCTAGTTCATCAAGATTATATGGTGGCAAAACAACGTCAAAAAGACCGTAGGCTGTAGTTACATCTTGTTCTGGAAATAGCTGCTTAGACTTTGCACCATCTTGACCAGTGTAGGCTTTGCTCATTCTTGAAATTCTTCTCTTAAAGTTTGCATCAATTCCATCAAAACTTTTTACAAGATCTGATTCTGTCATAAAGTCATCTGTTTTATTTGCAGATGGCTTATTCTTGTCTAGATTATCAATTCTAGCAATTACTTCATTAGTCATTTCCATGCTTTTTTAGCCCCCTTGCAGCATCAGCAAAAGCACCAGTATCGAATTCACTTGGAATATAGCCCTGCTTCATTCTGTCAATTTGAACAGAATGCTCTTCTTCTGTAATTCTTGTAACTCCTGGCATAAACACTGCCTTTCCTGGACCAGCTCCATAATGTGCTGCAGCCTGTGTAATTCTATTAATAGCAGTTATGTCATATTTTCGGGCTGGAATATTCATAAAACTTCCATTTCCGTCTCCAAAGACTCTTCCTGTTTCTGTTTTCCAAACATATAGACCGTACTCAGCATCGTTTTCAACGTAGCTTACTTTTGGCTTGTTTGGCAGTTTTTGTAATCCATCTAGATAATCCATGACATTATTGTACCATGACTATACAGGTTTTGTCACAAAAGTGTCCCAAGTTACGTCATTAAACAGTCTTATACTGTCAAAATTGACATTTAGAATGCTATTATCGTCAGATACTACAGAAGAAAGACCAGTATATGAGTTAAAGATTCCTTCTCCATTAATAGTAATTCTTACTGCAGGGTTTCTTTGGAAGTTAAGAACTTCTGCCCATGAAGCACTTCCAGAATTAAGAGAGTCCCAATATTGCCAATCAAATTCTGGCTGAGCTGCTCCATAAACGTCTAGTTCTCTAAGAATATTTATCCATTCATTTGAAGATTCTGATATGCTAGAAACTTCAGTAGACTTTTTAAAGATAGCAACGTTGTTAACAACTATTCCTGAATAAATTTCTAACTGTGCAATTCTTGAATTTAACTCAAAAGAATCAGACTCAAAAGAAACAGTTAGAACATTCCATTCAAGTGGTCTAATCAAAATATTGTCACTAAATCTTCCATTCAAAAATGCTTTAAATCCAGCTTCCTCATTCTGTGTAAGTGTGTCAAAAAACTTTAAAGATGCTCTTTTTTGATCTTCTTCTGGAATTAGAACAATGTCTACAGATCTATCTGATGAAATGATTCTTCCCAGTAGTTGTCTTGAAGAAAAAAGTCTTTCTTTGTCAAACATAACAAACATTTGAATTCCAGCTGCTGTAAAGCTAGATCTTAGTTCTGGATTAATTGGAAAAGATAGTCCTCTTTCAAGACCGCTTTCTTCTAAGTATGGTGCAACATGTATTCCAGAATTTTTAGTTAAATATAAATAAGGACTAGATTCAATATCTATGATTACTGGATTCTTTTGATCGTAGACATATTGGTCTTGTGTCTTTACAATTGGATAAACTTTTCTTCCACCAGTAGTATTTATTCCAAAAAATTCTGATTCATCAAATGATAGGGATGCGAAAGACATTCTTTTAACCTTTAAGTTATTAGTCTTTGTTCCACTTGATTTTAATTCAACATGAACTCCTATATAATAGTCTGAGAAATTTCCTATAAAGTCTGGAGGGAATATCACTGTTCCATCTGACACAAGAAACTTTGTTGTTTCTAAATCACTTTCTTCATCAAAATTCAAAATTTTATTTTCTTGAGATATTGGTCTAGTTAAAACATAATCTGTATAGGGAACCATACCAACATTTGTTTTTTCTTGCAAAGTTATGTAAGGCTTTACTGGACTAGAATTTTGAAAATCTGTAGAGATTTGATCCCCTGTAAAAAACGGACTAGTTGGAGCATCAATATTAAACTGAATTAAATCTAAATCATATACCCTATTTCCTTTTGAATCAATTATGTATTTTCCAAAATAGGATAGCGGAATAGAGCTTTCCCAATATCCTGAAGATGCTATATCTAAATAAACCGTAGAGTTAGACATTTTTGGAACTAGCGTGTATGATCCAACGTAAGAGAATTTATCTCCAGTAAAGGTTTTTTCTGCAATTCCAAATTCATTAAACAAAGAATCTTTTTCTGTATAGAATCTATTATTAATTGTTAAAGAAAACATCTTTCCATAGAACTTGCTTTCTCCATATCCAGCTACATTAAAGGATATAGTTTCAGTATTTGAAAAGAAGTTTTTTATTTGCGAAGCATAAGTTGTTGAAATTTTATCTATATCAAATCCAGCTGCAAAGAACTCTCCACTAGCTACAGGAGTCTTAGTTAAAACTGATCCATTATAAATATATTGCAAACTACCAGAACTTAGGGCTACCTTAAAGTAGTCATTGTTTCTAGAGTTTTCAAAATATAAAATAGTCTGTTCTTGACTAACTCCTTGTGGTGCTTTAAAAATTCCATACACGGAAGAGGTTGGATGATTTAATTGATTTAATTTAGAGAAATACAGGGTTCCATAGTAATTTAAATAATTTGCACTTGGAGACATTGATATAAAAGGATACGTCTCATCTTGAATTAAAAAGTTATCTGATTCAAATGAGGATAAAAAGTTTTCACTTTCTAGTTGTGTTACTGTTGCTGATGCAGAAACATAGTTAAATAAAACTTCTGGCAAATTATAGTCTATTAAAGATAATCCTGATGAGTCTACCTTTAAATTATTAAAGTACCCACTATCCCATTGAGTTCTATCTGGATAGCTAATTGTTGAACCGTAACCAGAAAAAGCAAAATCAATTTGATGAAGATCACCATTAATATTTTCTAACAGGCTATCTTGTTCTTCTACTCCTTGACCATAGACGTATCTTCTTTTTGCAACTTGTTCTGATACTATGTATGGAAATATAGAGAAGCAATCTATTTCAAAAATAGAAATTTTACTATCTCCAAAAAATCCTAAGAAATCTTCAGTCTCTGATGTTAAGCTTTCTATTAACTCTAAATCAACTGGAATAGAAATAACTTTTTCTCCGTTAATCATTAAAGATATTTCATTTGGGCTTTGATTAAAATGAACAAGCATTGGTCTGTACCAGCTTCCAATAAAATAGGACTTAACATACTCTCCAACTTTTATTGTAATAAAACTTGATTCTACATAAATTCCATCATCTGAGGTAAGTGGTCCAAATATTCTAACTGGAGAAACACTTTCATTGTTTATTCTTAACCAGAATTCTGCAGTTAAGTTTGTGTACTTTCCAGAATTGTTTAAAAATCCTTTTCCTGGAAAAATAATTGATGGAAGCAAGATATCTTCATCTACATAAGAAGAAGTTCCTCCGTCAACAGAACTTGTAAAAGTAGCACTAGAAGATCCTCCATCTATTAAATCTATAAATACAGATTCAAAAGAAGATCCACCAGTTGTAAAATCTTCAAATAGTTCTAGTGTATTTTTTGAAAATATTGAAACGTTGTTTCTTGATCCATACACCATAGGGACATTTGCTTTTTCTGCAAGAAGTCTTTTTCTTTCTTGAATAATATAAGCATCGTCTAAATCATTAAATCCATAAGCGTCTAACCTTAATCCCTTTAAAAATCCAGCATACGGTAGCAATGAGGTTAGGCTCTCTGGCAACTCTTCTGAAAAAACTCCAGTATTTTTATGATTATACGGTTCTGACCATTGTCCTACAGACAGCCCATTTATATACACAGGAGAATTTACTTCTCCCGTTTCTAAATTGTCACTATAGTTTATTTTTATGAATGGTGTTAAATTTTCTGTTGAAGTAAGTTGTTTTGTATAAGAAATTTTTTGCCAGGATCCTTCTGCTTCAACTATATGATTTAAATAGTGTCTTTGCCCTCCTAAAATAAATCCTATATCATAGCTTGCAACATTTTTTCCAACTGGAGCAAAAACATTTAAGCTAAAACAAATACTTCCTTTAGCCTCATCAATAGAGTCTTGATAAACTATAGGATCTCCAACAATGTCAATATACTGAGAACTAGAAGATACTGGAATAAAAAACTTACTAGTGTAGTCTCCTACAATTGGTGCATTTTCTGGAAAAGTTGTTGATGTAGAATATTCTCCACCAGAAATTGACCATGTAGAGTTAGTAATCTTCTTGTCACCTTCAGAAACTAGTGAAAGAAAAAAGTAATCTTCATCTAAGGACCATAAAGCAATTGGGTGCTCTGCAAACACTCTTGAAGCATAAAGATTTGCATTTTTGTAAGACATTGAGTACCTCTAATCTATTTTATCACAAATAGGGTTTTAATTACTTGAAATGTCTACAATCTCACATGCTCCAGCAACACAGGATAGCTCTTGGCTTCCAGTTGTTCCATCTGTTGTTTCGTATAGTGAAAGCATTTCCCATCGGATTGAGTCAGGCATCTTGCTTAACCAAGACTCATAATCTTCTTTTGAAATCTCCTGGTACGGGGCTTGCTTGTAAGAGTGCTCAACTGAAGGAAGGAATGAAACTCCACCAATTGAATCAAAGTTGTCAAATACCCAAGCACCAACACGCATCCATTCATCTTCTTCAACATTTACAGTAACGCTAGGATTATGTTCTGTCCAGTGTGTACGATAAGTCTTCCACATTTCAAGATGATCAATTGCAGTCAAGTCTTTTGTTAGAACTGCATTTTTTGGAGCCTTGATTGGGAAGTAGAATACTGTTGTAACTTCTGGCTTCATAACGTCTGGCTCAAATGGAATTCCAGAATCTTTCAAGAACTGTGTTAAAGGATCTTTGTTATCTGCTCTAACACTTCTTACATAGTATTCTGAATACCATGGGTGGATGCCAGAGGATACTCCTGTAAGCTGTGAGACAGTTCCTGAAGGCTTTACACAAGTAATTGATACTGATGGATTAATGTTCAAAGACTTAGCCTCTTTTTCATTTACTGAAACAGATAGATCTCTCATCTCATCAAGAAGTGCCTCAAGAGCTTTTCCATTTGTAGCAGTAATCTTATTTCCATAAATGCCTGTCAAAGACACCCCAAGAAGTCTTTCTTCTTCACAGTTGTCTCTCCAAGTTTTTCTAATGTACTTAAAGTTAGTCAAAGTAGATTGCCATGTTCCTAAAATAGTAGCGAGTCTAATTTTTTCAAGCAGGGTTTCTTTTGTATCAGTTGCATCAATTACAACCTCGGTTAAATTACAAAATTCATTTGGACGAAGAAGAATTTCTCCACAAGGATTTGTTCCACCAACAAGGCTTGAGTCTCTACGACCAAACTTGTCAATATGCTTACGAACAGAATCCATGTTATAGATTCCACGCTCTCCTGACTTTGATTCGTAAAGGTTGCGCCATTCACGAAGGAACTGTGCAGTATTTGGCTTTGAATTATAAACAGCAGAGTTATTTGCTAGGGCTCTTTGAGAATTTCCTTCCCACCATTGTCCACTCTTTGCCTTTGCCATTTCAAAGTCATCTAAGTTAGAAAGAGAGATCAAAGCACTTCTGCGAACTCCACCAACAACAACAACTTCTCCAACCTTACACATAATGTCGTGTGCTTCAATTGACTTAAGTCTTCTTCCTGAAGCCATCTTAAAGGTTTCAATTGTGAAGTTAAATAAGTCAACTAACGGCTCAGGACCAGAAGCACGACCACCAAAGGTTTTTAGTCTTGCACCAGATGGTCTTACCTTTGAGGTGTCCCAGTTTGGAATTTGACCTTGATAAAGAAGGGCGATCAATTCTTTGTAAGCTTTAGCCCAACCAAGTTTTGAATCATCAACAACAATAGTTGTATTTGTTTGAAAAAATGATTCTGAAATAACTGGAAGTTGATTGATATACTTTTGCTCAACACTAAATCCAACTCCAGTACCATTCATAAGAATGTACATAGCCTCATCAAAGGCTCTAGGGCTATCTACAGCAATGAAAGAACAATTGTATGCTGCGATATGATCTCTTTCTAAAGCAGGTCCAGCGGTCATCAGAGCCCTCATAGAAGGCATTATGTGATGGTTTAAGATTGCTTCTCTAACTTCACCAAATATTTTTGCATTTGGACTATATCCGTGATTTAATACCAGATGATCTCTCATAAAGTTACAATACCTATCAACAGTCTCCTGCCAGGTTTCTCTGCGATTTTCGCTTTCAATCCATCGAGCGTACCTTGAAATATGAATAAAGTTGCGGTATGGATCTGTTATAGATCCGTTGGAGTCAATAAATGACATTTTGTAACACGTCCTTCTGATAAAATGTAATAGATACATTCTACACGACTATTCAAGGAGAAGCAAATGAATCTAACAATTCAAGAAGTAAATCACTATAACGATCTTGTAAAAAATAATAAAGCATTGAAAATAGAATGTCAGTTTGATCCTGACGATACTATTATTTCTAGAGTTGACAGTAGTGATAAAGTTTTCTTTTACTGTCTTGGATGCAGATCATCTTTTTATCCAGGAATCAATTTGATAGAAAGAATTAAAGGATATATTTCTCTATCTACTTCTTAAATAAAAGTTTTGAATTATTTGTTGGCTGTTGAACATACTTTCTATTAACAAAACTTTTATCCCCTGGTTTTTTAATTTTATCTTTTACTGAAAATGTATCAAAGACAGTTCCAGGATTAAGATAGGAAACTAGACCTTGACCAATTACTAGTGCATAAACTTCTTCATCAATTTCTATAGAATCATTTGTCAAGTTAATGCAAAGCGTAGGGCATTTAAAATCTATGTCGTACTGCTCTCTTGGAATAGATCTTTTAGAAAGTTTATTATGCATAATTTCAGCTTTAGAACATTGATAATAAATTTTATTTGCAAGCTCTTCCATACTCTCATCATTATTATAAAGATATGCAAAAAATCTTTGTTCTGCTGGATATTCTGGTGTAAAAAGACTAATGCATATGTCAGCATTTTGTTCGTGGACCGCTAAGTTGTAAGGAGTTTCTTGTCTAATATATCTTTTTAAAAAAGTTTTAACTGGTTCCGAATATTCATCACTTTTTATATATATCTTAGCCATAAGACTATTATATATCATAAATTTGTTTTAAGACTTCTGCCCAATCATGTCCACGCTGATCCATAGAGAAGTTATCTCTAACTAATTCAAAATTCTTTTCTCTTTCAAGTTTTCTAACATTCGGATCTAACAATTCTTCCATATGTCCTAGCCATTCATCTGCAGTAGTTGCAACTCTTCCAACTCCGCTATCAGCAAGTAGCTGATATTCTGGCAACGCTTGTGCAATAAAAGGAACGCCAGAAGCTGCATACTCAAGACCCTTTAAATAAGATTTTGCATGATTAAATGGAACATCTCTTAAAGGAACAATTCCAATATCAATTTTTCTGTATAGTTCTGGAACCTCAAGCATTGTTCTCATTGGTTCAATAGTAGAAAGGTTTTTATCAATACCAAGTTGGTCAGATGCTCTTGGGGCATTAATTACGTTTCCAGCATGATGAAATTTTAAATGTTTTTGTTTGATAAATTCACCAAAGAATGGCTGAAGTGTTTCAAGATCTCCACTTCTCCATGGTGTAGCACCAACCCAACCAAAATGTGGAAGGTATCTTCTATGATCATTTCTCATTTTCCATCTGTGAATATCAATTCCATTTCTAACCACAAACACTGGCTTTCCTGGATATGTTTTTTCATAGTAGTCTTTTAAAAATGGTGTAGACACAATTAAAGCATCTGCTTGTGCAATAATTTTTATATAATGATCACGATTATTATTTGGATTAGATTCTGCAGATGTAGTTTTATATGCAAGATTAGTTTCTTCTAAACCTTCCATAAAATCATCAATATCAACAACTATCTTTTGACCAAATTCTCTTGCCTGTCTTACTTGATCAACACATCTTTCTAACATAATAAGTTTTAAAACAACAATATCCCAACCATGGATAGCTTTTTCATCAGGTATTAAAATTCCAAATCCATGTTCTGGATTAAATCCTGGAATTCCTAGACCTGCTTCCCATCCATGATTGGATAACTCTTTCATTGGAAGATAGCATCTATACCATCCACAACCGTTAGGTTGTAGTGGCTTGACCCCAAAGGTCCAATCATAAGTTAAAAATGATACTGTTGGTTTAGACATACTAAGTTATTTACTTCTTTGTAACTTTTTTAATTGCTTTTACAGCTTCCGCTGCAACCTCTTCAGAAGTTGAACTTCCTGAAATTTTTCCAAATGCGATGTCATTCTTATTAAAGAAACGAATTGCAACTGGAGCAAATGCTGCTACAAAAGCATAGACATATGTGTATGCATCTGTATTACCTGCCATATATAGTGCAAGTGCTGCACCTAGAAATGAGCGACCATAGGATTGCAACATTTCTTTTTGTGACTTTGTTAATTTTAGTACCATTTTATTTCTCCTGTCTATAGTACTTAAATAGATTATACATTAAGTATGTAAAATTATCAAGTTGCTGGAGGGTAGTCTCCAGGAACCCAAATACCATCTTCGTATGAAAAGGCAGATGCTTTTTTCCAGGCACTTGCAGAAGAACTGTAATATTCTGGTAAAACATAGTCAACAAATCCTAAGCTATCAAAGTATCTTACATATCCCCCAATAGTTTCAGCTTGAGCATTATTAAATGGACTTTGACCAGGAGCAGATATTGCAGAAACTCTATAATAATATAAAGTTGCTGGAATGCGTTCAGTATGTGTGTAAGTTAAAGGAGAAAGAGCATTGTATATTTGAGTCCAGTTTGTGTTATCTGTAGAAAATTCTAATTTGTAAGAAGTTATTGGAGATCCACCAGTACTTGCAGGTGCTGTCCAGGTTAATACAACTTGTGTTACATCTGGAACTGCAACTAAAGTTGCTGGAGCAGTAGCTTCTACTGGAGTAGTAACTGTTGATGAAGTTGCAGCTCCAGACCAACCTACGCCATTATGAGCATATGCTTGATAGTAGGCTGTAAAACCATTTCCAACATTATCTGTTAAAGATGTTCCTGTATATTGACCAAGGTATCCTCCATTTCTATAAACATGATAATAGTCAATTGCATTTCCTCCGTCAGAAGATGCTGCCCACGAAACCGATATAGACCCTGCGGTTGCAGTTGCAGTGCAGGAAGACATTGTTGGGACACTTGGGGTTGTAGCTGTTCCAGAAACGGCTGCATTAGATGTTCCAACTGCATTAAAAGCATAGACCACATAGTATGCACCAACACCATTTCCAACATTGTCAGTAAAAGATGTTCCAGATCCATTGTAGACAAGTTGATTTCCATCATTATTTCTGTAAACTGCATAAGAGGTTATACCCATGCCTCCGTCAGAAGATGCTGCCCAGGAAACTGATATGGAGCCAATATTTGCAGTTGCAGTGCAGGAAGACATTGTTGGGACAGATACGTCTGTATAGCTTATTTTTCCACAAAGTCTACGAAAAATGGTTCCAGTACCACCATAAGTTAAATCTCCATTTTCAGTGTTTCCACACCTACTAGTATTATTTCCATTTACACAGTCCCAATAAAGACTAGAACTATCTGATTTAGAAAAACCAAAGTAATAAGTTCCAGGAGAAAGATATATATTTGGAGAAAATGTTTTTGATCCAAAAGGTGCTGATGTATCTGCTGGATTAGTTGAAGTTGATCCAGACCTCCACACAGCATTTCCATTAGCATTCCAGATAGTACCTCTAACGGTTCCACCAGATGATCCACCTGCCATTTGTATTGAAAAACTTGAAACTAACCAGTTTCCAACGGATACGGAAGAACCTACTGTTCTAGGATTTACATTTGTTCCACGCCAATTAAAGTATCCACCACTATCATCACCAATATTAAATGTTGGCATTTTAGCTACCTATCTTAATCCAGACATCTCCATTGTCAGCAGATAAAGGCTGTGTTGCCTGTATAAATAATCTTTTTCCACCAAAACTTGTATCGTCTGGCAAATTTACAGACCCTGTAAAAGTTGGAGATGCTAATGGAGACTTTGTATTAAGTTGTGTTTGAATATTTGCACTAGCACTAGACAGATAGTTTAGTTGTGTTGAAGAGATGCTGGCTGAAACTCCAAACAAGACATTTAAATCAGCAGTGCTAGAATTTACTCCATCAAGCTTGTTTAATTCTATAACAGAAAGTGTTGCACCATCTAGGATATTTAATTCTGTAGCTGTAGCAGTAAGAGCAACGTTCTCATTAATCTTTGGCAATGTTAGAGTTTTATTTGTGAGAGTTTGAGTAGTTCCAGTTCCAACTACGCTATTATCTACCCCAATACCATGTGTATCAGTATTGGTA